TACTAGGCCACACTCGTGAGTGGAGCATCAAAATCCCGTATTTTGATATGCAGGGCCAAGAAACCGGCTTTAATCGGGTCAGGATACTGACACCGAAGGGCAAAATGAAGTATTCGCAGGCTCGAGCCAGTGGCAGCCACGTATACTTTCCACCCACCATAGGTTGGAAGCAGGTCGCGCAGGATGTAGATGTTCCCATCATCATCACCGAAGGTGAGTTCAAGACATGGGCCATCACCAAGCAGATCAGCAAGGACACCCTTAACTACGCCACATTAGGTTTAGCCGGTGTTACAAGTTGGACTGACAAATCTGGTTTACACTTACACAAAGACCTGATGAAGATCATATGGCAGCGTAAGACCAGCTTTGCTGAGAAGCACCGCAAAGTCTACATTGTCTTTGATTATGATGGGGCCGGTGAAGACGGTGAGCCTAATGAACAGGTCGGCATGGCCGAAACAAAGCTTGCTGTCACGCTTCGTGGGCTAGGCGCCGAGGTACACCTTTGCCGCGTCGGCAGGTTTGGAGCTGGTAAGGGTAGCAAGTACGCTATTGATGACCACCTGCAGGCTGGCGGCAATCTCGGCCAAGTCCTCACAAGCACCAGCACTGTGATGAACGGTATCGACACGCTTGAAACCAAGCTTTATGAGTTCAAAACGCAGTATGCGCTCATCAACGGCGATGTGATCAGGCTCAAAGACGGTCTCATTCTTGGCTGGAACAAGGCACGCATTGACGCCGCGCAGGATTACTTCGTGCAAGTCACGCAACGGCCGAATGGTGGCACCAGCAGCAAGACCATCTATATCTTGGATGCCTATAAGGACTGGGCAAAGCGGTGTGATCTGGATGGCGTAGGCATGTATCCCGAGTACCAAGGGCTTACTATCACACCAACAAGGCATTACAACCTGTTCAAGGACTGGTCCAATGAGCCCGTTGTGGGTGATCCTACACCTTACCTTGAGTTTTGTGAGTACTTTTTTAGAGATGAGCCTGCTTTTGCTGATTACTGGCATAACTGGGTGGCCAATGTTGTCCAATTCCCATGGAGAAGGAACTACACCACACCGCAGTTTGCTTCTTCCATTGAGGGCATTGGCAAATCAGCCATCGCCGAGTTTATTGCCGAGATGCTAGGCATTGGGGACGGCGGCCCTGCTGCTATCATCGGGCCTGATGAGCTATTTGGCAACTTTAACGGTATGTTGAAGGGTAAGATCTTCATAGTCGTGAATGAGCCATCGTCTGATCGTGATGACCACTCGGCGAAGCTTAAGAACTACATCACATCTAATGAGCTTACCATCAACAATAAGTACGGCGCGCAATACGCCATCACAAACTACATCAACTTTGTATTCACGACAAATAAGAGCTACGTTACGCACATGGGTGATACCGCAAGGCGTGAAGCTATCTACAGTCCAGCCAGTCTATCCAACCAAGAAACGCACCCCAAGGTCGTGGCTCTTATGCGCTGGGCCAAGGCGCAGCAAGGCTTTGGCATCATGCTTAACTGGTACATGAATCGTGATATATCTGGCTTTGATTGCAAACAGGCTGCGCCAAAGACTCAATACCGTGAGACTGCGATCCAGCTTTCCAAGACTCCGCTTGAAGCTTTTGCATTGGAGCTTAAAGCTTGGGTCAATGATCACCTTGAAGGAATGGCGGCGTTCACCGCGCCCCAGCTGCAGGTTTTATGTGAGCGTTGGGGGCATGATAGCCGCGCAAAAGCGCAATATATCCGTAAAGCTTTGCAGCCCCAAGGGACAATTGATCCAAGTAAGCTCATAAAAGTGCACGGTAAACCTTCACGCTACACCACATTTATCACGTCTGAGGTAACATTAGCTCGAAGGGTCGAGCCGACTTGGTCACAGGTTGTCACGAGAACAGAGGACGCACTGCAGCGTGAATTGGAGCAAAATGGTAGTTTTTGATGTTGAGCACTTGTTACCTGTTACCAAACTGTTACTTCTGAAAGCCTTATCTGGATTGAATAGTAACAAGGTAACAGTAGGTAACTATTATTTTATAAAGTATAGTATATATAGTAATAGTGTATAGCTATATAGTTTTCTGGACCATATGTTACCTTGTTACCGTTACCTGCCACAATAAAATGTACACACTTCCAACTTTATGATTACAATCCGCACATGACTACAAAGACACCATCTAAGAACGGAAAGTTCTTGGGCCGTCCTACAACGTACGACCCCGCGTACTGCGATCAAATCGTAGCCCTTGGCAAAGAGGGCTTATCGCGTTGGCAAATCGCATCGAAGCTTAACATCGGGTGGCGCAATCTCCAAAACTGGGAAGGCGCACACGACGATTTTCGGGCGGCGTTGGAAGAAGCACGACTTGACTCACTGTGTTACTGGGAAGAGCTCGCACAGAATCACATGGTTGAGAACCCCGGCGGGCCGAGACTCAACACTGGGTTGTGGAGTCGTAGTATGTCGGCACGCTTCCCTGATCAGTACCGCGAGAACTCCAAGCTCGAGGTCACAGGCAAGAATGACGGGCCAATCCAAGTCGACATGGTGCATGACTTCTCACAAGACTTGTTGGATGATCTCCTAACAACGCGCCAAGTCGATGCTAAGCCAAGCAAGAGCAAGTGAGTTCGCCGATCGGATCCGTAAGGGTCCTGATCTTAACCTCATGCTACCTGAGCGCAAAGCTGCGCACAAGGCTCGACAAAGCTGGCTGACAATAGCCAATGACCATCAGGTTCCGCCACCCGGCAATTGGTGGAGCATATGGCTCTTGCTCGCAGGACGAGGCGCAGGCAAGACTCGTGCAGCTGCTGAGTGGCTGTGGTGGGAAGCATGGACTCACCCCAAGACAAGATGGCTTGTCTCCGCGCCTACATCATCCGATGTCCGCGACGTTTGCTTCGAAGGCGACTCAGGTCTGATGACTGTAATCCCAGAGCAGTTGGTCGACCACTACACTCGGTCGCTGCATGAGATAGTCCTCATCAACGGCACGCTGATCAAAGGCATCCCTGCTTCGGAGCCATCACGATTCCGAGGTCCGCAGTTCCACGGAGGCTGGTTCGATGAGCTTGCTGCATGGGATTACCTTGACGATTCTTGGAACATGATTCAGTTCGGCATGCGCTTAGGTCAGAAGCCTTTGATGCTATGCACCACAACGCCTAAGCCCAAGCCATTGATCGTGGATCTGGTGAACAGAGATGGCGAGGATGTGATATGTACCAAGGCCAGCACGTACGACAACATCCACAACCTCGCCCCATCGTTCCAAGCGCAGATCTTGCAGTACGAAGGCACGAAGCTCGGACGCCAAGAGATCTACGCCGAGATTCTAGATCCTGAAGAGGCGGGCATCATTAAGCGTGATTGGTTCAAGCTGTGGGACAACGAGAAGCCGCTGCCTAGATTTGAGTACGTGCTTCAGTCTTATGACTGCGCGACCAGTGACAAGACCAAGAACGACCCGACGGCCTGCACGGTGTGGGGTATCTTCAGGCCAAGTCCCGATAAGGCTATGAGTGTCATGCTCATCGACTGCTGGGAGGAATACATGCAGTATCCCGAGTTGCGACCTAAAGTGATCGAGGAGTCCACCGCCATTTACGGTGATGAGAACGAGTTCGGTCACGGGAAAAAGGTAGACATGATCCTGATCGAGGACAAGTCCGCCGGCACACAGCTTATCCAAGATCTGCAACGCGCAGGTCTGCCTGTGAGAAGCTACAACCCTGGGAACGCGGACAAGACTACACGACTTAACATCGTGGCTCCCATCATAGCCAAGGGCCGTGTCTACATTCCCGAGTCCTCGGTTAACGCAGGCATGGCTCGTGATTGGGCCGAGCCTTTGATCAGCCAGCTATGCTCCTTCCCCGAAGTCCGGCACGACGACTTGGTGGACTCCACATCTCAAGCTTTAAGGCTTTTGCGAGACTTAGGGTTAATTTCCATCGACCCGGTATACAATCCTGACGACGACTACGAAGAAGATCGTCCTAAGCGGGTAAACCCCTACGCCGTCTAACTTAAGGTGCGCACATGGCAGCAATCTACGATCCGCAAGGTAACATCATAGGCGATGACGGTGGCCCTACACTAGATCAAATGAATCTAGAGCTGTCAAAGCAAAACAGACTTACGCCGCAGCAGATGGAGAAGTTCGTAGCTCCACAGTCCTTGGCATCACAGATCCCAGGGTACGGCAAACCAGTCCCGCCATCACAAACGCCGCCTGACCCACTAGGCTCAGCTGCGGGTAACTTCACCGAGTTGGCCACCAAGTTCAATCCGCTGATGATGGCCAAGTCCATGCGTGAAGCTGCAGGTATCATCACCGTGCCAGCTGTGGCTGCGGTCAAAGGCGTTGGTGAAAGCTTAACCACATCACCTGCTGGCACGTTCACATCAGGCAAAGCGCCTGCATACGCAGAGAAAGTTGCCACGCAATTCATGCAACAGAATGCGCCGCAAACGCCAATGGCGCAGGAATTTGCAGGCGCAATTGCCCCGCTCATGGCAGATCTGCCTGCGTACCTTGGGCACCTGCAAACCGGCCGCCCAGCATTTACCCCTAATGATTTGCGGGTTATGGGCGCTGAGGCCACAAGGGTAGGCAGGCAAGTCAAGGATATACCTACAGACTTTGTGAATGCACAATCTGGTATGCAAAGGTTAGACCCAATCACAGGTCAGCCAACATACGGCGCCAAGCTCCAAGGCGTTGCTGATAGCGTTGGGGACATCATGGCACAAAGGGAAATGCAAGGGTTGCCACCTATCCCTGGGCTCCCCGCTTCCATGCAGCCTATGAATCCTAAGCTGTACGCCATGCGACCTGAAGGGTCAAGGGTTACATCTGCTACGTTGCCTGCAACTGCAAAGGCAGACGCCGCGACTTACGCCCCTGCGCAAGAGATCATTAACAACGTTATTGACAGCACAACAATGACGCCGGTGCAAGCATTGGATGAGATACAAAACAACATCCTGCGTAAGCCTGAGGCCGCGTCTGCGCGCAGAGCGTTTGAGTCTTTCCTTAAGCAAAAAGCTAATGAGATGTACCCTGACGCCCCATCAGAAGGCGCGGCGTTGTCGGCGTATAAAGCCAGATTCGGTGATAGAGAAGCTTCGGCTGCGCACTCATTAGAGATGTATGACCAGTTTTTGCAAACGCCTAATGGCATACAGTACAGAGCGGCGCTTGACTTGCCGTCTGCAGAAGAGTTGCCTGCAATGCATGAAGCTGCAGCCAATTGGCTTAACTCTCAGTTTACCAATTACATCATTGAAAAGGTTGGTACGCCTAATGAGCCTGCAGCCAAGCTGGCAAGTCAAGGCTTAACGTTTTACCCGCCGTCAGAAGTATTTGACAGCGCAGACATGTCAGGCAGCAAGATTGGCGCCAAGCGTACAGCAGCAGGCATGCCTGCCAAAACGCCAACTGATGAGGCATTGGCTGCAGCAGATCAGAAATTAGCTGACTTGGTACAACAATCAGGCGACGCCGCAACTCGTAAACGCGAACAAGAGACTATTGCCAAGCAATTAGGCTACGGGGCAATTGATCCTATTACAGGCGTTGTTGTCGAAGGTATGAACCTTGGAAGGTATGAACCTTTTGCTCAGGCATCGCGCGAGTCTGACAAAGCAAACGTGGCGTATAAGAAACAGCAAAAGGTGGTTGACAATTTGCGTTTAGGCGTTGCGTATGAGAACGCAACTGACAAGGCAATTAACGCGCCTACTGCCAAAGACTTAAAAGAAAACATTGAATACAGTGAGCAGCAGTTTTACCCCGCATTGATGCAAACGCCTGATACTGAGCGCGCATATGTAGCAAATCCAGTTCAATTACGCAATCTTGGCTTTGAGGATCTTGCAAAAAGCTTTTACAGCGATGTGATGTCGCGTAAAATACATTTGGACAAAGTTCCAAAGATGACTGTTGAGAAGTACATACGCGATACTGCGGAAGGTAGGATTGCTGCTGAAAAGCTTGCGCAAGCTAAAGAAAAGCAATTCAAGACTGATGCTGACACGCAATTTAAGTTGTCAGCAGACACGCATATTCCTAATGACAAGATTTTTGGCAACGTTGGCGCGTTGGAGATTACCAATCGCTTTACGCCTGAAGAAGTTGCTAAGCTGGTTAGTGAAGACACTTTGGCATTGGACGTTTGTATTGGTGAAGGCGGTAATGTGCGAGGCAAGCCTAACCCTTGGCATCCCGGCACAGGCGATCGTCAGTACATTCCTATTTACGACATTGTCACAGGACAGCGCAACCCTGACGCAACCAGCCCAAGGGGATCGTACATTAACGCGGTTGCGCAAGGCTCACAAATGGTTAGCTTCAGGGATACTGTTACTGGTGAGCCTGTTGCCATTTTTGACTTTAACCCTAGCGCATCTGGTAAGTTTGATATTAACTTTGCATCAGGTCGTAAGAATAAAGAGGTTAAGCCTGCGTATGTTGAAGGCATTAAGTCTTACCTTAACAGCCGTGAAGACTCGATTCGCGGAGTTAGTCATAACTTAAATGACAACTTAGATATTTATGATAGCAAGCGCATGTCAAATAGCGCGCTGGCTGATGTCATTAATATGCCTGTGTCTGAGTTTAAAAAATACGACGTATCAAATCTGCCAAGGTTTATTACACGTACTGACTTGCGCAATTACATTGAAGCCCTTCAAGCCAATGAGCCGCAAGTGCCTGTGCCTGCCGTTATGTCGCAACGCCCTAGTGAAAGCTTAGATGCGTATGTTGCAGGCGCTGTGTCATCGTCGATTGATAATGTGCTTGACACAGTAAGACGTGATCTTGAAGAAGCAGGCGAAGATCATCAAACTTCTACTGCAGTAGCTTTCTTTGAAGACACTCGAGATTACTTTAATGCGTACCAAACTGCGCAAGGTCCTGTTCGCGCATTAGAACTTACCCGTCAGCGCTTATATGACTTGGAATCAGAATATGCCAATAGCCCACGTATAGTTTCCAATATCATCGCAGAAGGTATTGCAGATCTAATGGATGACATAAGTGGGTACACTGATTACGCGCGCAATCGCCAAGCTGCAGAAGCTGCGCAACCTCGACCTCGTGCTATTGCAATGCAAGGTGATCCAATACCTGACATGGACACCACTGAGTTATTGCTAGACTACCGTGATCGTTTGTCACCTGCGCAAGTACAATGGCTTGAAAATTTTGATGATCGCTGGAATGGGCAAGAAGGCAACACTGATGCAGGCCAACAAGGGTTGGTTGATGAGTATGAGCGTTGGAGAAATGCTAACCGTTTAGCGCCTGAGCAAGCGCCTGATTACTTACGAATGACGCATGACGCAGCATTGCAACTTGATCGACAAATGGGTGTTGATGCAGGCGATGAACTGCGCTCAGTTTTCCGCGTGATTACTGAAGGCAGTGGTCTTGATCCTGTGCGCGATACTGACGCATTTATTACAGCATTACGAGGCGCTGCTGAAGTTGCTGTACGAGGGTCTGTTGAGACTGCACTAAATGAGCTGGCTGACGATATGTATACCGCATACATACGCGATTGGGAGCCTGAAGTAGGGCCTGCGCAACAAGTGCCTGCACAACCGTTTGACTTTGCAGGTGCAGTAGATCGCATTTCTAATGGCATAGATGCAAATGTAGGTGGCGATGTAGGCGGCGTTATTGCTGATAGATTTGACACTATTACGCAGCGTATTGCTGAAAGAACAAATCCTCGACTAAATCCAGAAGGTTATGCACTTGCTTTAAGGCGAGCAGCTGACCCTGCACTTGAGCATGTGGCTGTGTTAGACGCATTACGTGATCTTGCAACCCAGATTGAAGAATCTATTGCGCCACCACAACAGCAACAGCCTACAGTATATCGACCTGCTACTCAAGATCAGGCAAGTGTTGCACTAATGCAAATTAACAGGGAAATAGGAAATCAGGCTAGATTGCTGGCAGATGAGCATAACGAAGCTACCACTCAGCTTTTTGCAACAAGCATTGGAAGACTTTATACCGAAAATAATTTAAACGAAATAGGTGATACGCCTGCTAGCCTTAACAGATTTGGAAATTATTTGCAAGGTTTTAGAGATGATCTTGCAGCTCAAATTCCGTATCTTCAGCGAGACGGGTTTACCGGCGTAGCTGCGGCATCAGCAATTCAAAATGTGATTAATGAAATTGATATACGGCTTGTAGATTTTAGACTTCGTGCTGCAGACCTTGATAATGAACGCAATGATCGTATATTTGAGCTTGAAAACGCGGTAAATGATCCAGAGTTAAACCCTGAGGATTTGCGTAGAATGGCAAATAACGTAGGGAACCCATTGACGCGTGATGCCAATAATCATTGGATATCTTTAACAGACACTGAGCGTCGTGCTTATTCGCAGGAGCTTCACCAACGTGCCAATTACATTGAGTTTAGCCCAGCAGACTTTGCAATACGTCTTTCAAATGAAGCAGGCGCGAATATACCTGAGTTGCGCGATACGATAGAAGCTTTGAATGCTGGCAATTTTGATCACGAGATACTACGTGGTTTGCCTGTTAGAGAGCGTGGTGGTGCAGAACAACGTACAGCATTGCACTTAAACCATGTTCTGCAAGGCATACAGGATGATGCTCTGCACCGTGGCAATGACAATCGTGCGCCTGAACGCGTTGCTGCAGACATGCGTGATACTGCTGAAGAGATTGCAAACTTGCTTGAGGAAGGCTACTATACAGAGACGCCTAATGCTCGTGCTGCTGTTCGCCTAATTAGACAGCATTTACGTGCATTGCGTCGTAATGGCGAGATGGCATTTGAAGACATTTTAGGCATGGCTACAACAGGATATGAATGGTCACCTGAGCTATTAACCGCTTTAGAAGTTGAGCTTGAAAGCCTGATTGAGAGATACCAAGGCATGGACGATTACGCTGATGGCGGTTCAGTTCGTGGTTACCAAAAAGGCGGAACTGTTAAGAAACCTGACGTGCCTACGCCGTACCTGTTCAGTGTCCCGACTTACTCGGAGACTGTAGCCTACGAGATGTACCCTGGACAAAAAGGTCAGAATGACCAACGGGACGCTGCAAGGCATATGTTGGCGGCAGGCACGCTTTCACGTAAGTATGGACCTAAGACTGCTGAGTTCCTAGGCAAAGCACACGAGTTCACGGCTTCCCCGCTCCAATCTGTCAAGTCTATGTTTACGGGTAAAATGCCTGCTGACTATGATATGGATACCCACAATAACACGATTGGGGCAAGGTTGGGGCAACGTGCTAAGTCACAGGCAGAGCTGGAAGATCTCGTACAAGAAGAAGCTGAACGCGCATCTCGTACACAAACTCAGGATAAAGCCTTCATCAAGAAGGCAAATGGTGGTATAGTCCAACAAAATCCGACTACAGACCAAATGCGGTATGCACTTATGATGCGGAGAAAATAATTTATGGCCACACAGATGCCAATCCCACCGGACTTCGATCGCTTTATCGAGCCTATGTCAGACGAAGAAGTCGAAGCCGCTGGGCCTTCTGCTCTCACCATGTTTGATGAGATGGAAGATGAGACTCCGGAAGTAGAAGAATTGCCCGACGGCTCGGCCATCGTAAGAATGGAAGATGATTCCAAGGGGCCTGAAGGTGAGCCTGACTTCTACGAGAACTTAGCTGATGTACTTACCAGCTATGATCTCAGTAAATTAGCTCATAAGTACGTTGAGCTGATTGAGAAAGACAAAGAAGCTCGTGAAGAACGTGATAAGCAATACGAAGAAGGCCTGCGTCGTACAGGCTTAGGCCACGATGCACCGGGCGGAGCGCAGTTTACCGGAGCCAGCAAGGTTGTTCACCCACTTATGGCTGAGGCTTGTGTTGACTTCTCAGCTCGCGCCATCAAGGAACTATTCCCCGCTGATGGACCAGTCAAAACCAAGATCATTGGCGAGACTACGGATGAGAAGGTAGAACGCGCCGAGCGTAAGCGCGACTACATGAACTGGCAGCTTACCGAGCAGATCGAGGAATACCGCGACGAGGAAGAGCAGTTGTTAACGCAGTTGCCGCTTGGTGGTAGTCAATACATGAAGATCTGGTACGACGACCAGAAGCGTAGACCTTGCGCTGAGTTTGTGCCAATTGATAATGTGTACTTACCATTTGCAGCTGTGAACTTCTACACTGCAGGCCGCGTCACTGAAGTCCAAGACATTACGCAAGAGACTTTTGAAGAGCGCGTTGACAGCGGCTTGTACATTGACATTGACATTGTTCGCGCATCGATGGAACCTGAAGAGTCCAAGTCCGAAAAGGCAAACAATAAGATTGAGGGTCGTAAGAGCCAAGCGGATAACGTAGACGGCGTGCGCCGTGTATACCACATCTACACTTGGCTTTCTTTGGATGACGACAACTACGCAGATGGCAAGCGTGCGCCGTACATCTTGATGATTGATGACCTGACAACCGAGGTTGTTGGCTTGTATCGCAACTGGTCGGATGGTGATGAGACCATGACCAAGCTGGATTGGTTGATCGAGTTTAAGTTCATTCCATGGCGTGGTGCTTACGCGATTGGCTTACCGCATCTTATTGGCGGCCTATCTGCAGCGCTTACTGGCTCGTTGCGCGCATTGCTTGATTCAGCTCACATTACCAACGCGCCTACAATGCTTAAGCTTAAAGGCGCTAAGATGTCAGGCCAGTCGCTGACCATTGAGCCTACGCAGGTCAGTGAGATTGAAGGCGCACCCGGTATTGATGATATTCGTAAAATTGCCATGCCATTGCCATTCAACCAGCCCTCTCCTGTGCTGCTTGAATTGCTAGGTTGGTTAACCAATGCTGCAAAAGGCGTGGTCACCACAAGCGAAGAAAAGATTGCTGACATCACAAGCAACGCGCCGGTAGGTACTACACAAGCTTTGATTGAGCAAGGCGCCGCGGTGTTTAGCGCTGTGCATGCAAGGCTGCATGACTCTCAGCGCCGAGTGTTGAAAGTTATTGCAAGGTTGAATAACTGGTACTTGGATGAGCAGGTCAAAGGCGAGATGGTTGAGGACTTGGAAGTTACCAAGGAAGACTTTGCCAAGAACTCCGATATTGTTCCAGTGTCTGACCCTCATATCTTTGCTGAGACACAACGGTACGCGCAGATCCAGACTTTGGCTGCACGAGCTCAGGCTAACCCTGACTTGTACAACCGACTTGCTGTTGAGAAGCGAATCCTTAAGCAAATCAGATTGCCTGACATCAACGAGGTCTTACCAGATCCTAATGACGTAAAGGAAATGAACCCAGCATTGGAGAACGTGGCCATGACTTTTGGTCGCCACGCCGGCGCGTTCCCACGGCAAGATCATTTGGCCCACATTCAGGTTCACTTGGATTATTTGCAAGACCCAATGTATGGTGCCAACCCAATCATGGCTCCGGCTTTCATTCCATTGTGTTTAGAGCATTTGAAGCAGCACTTGACCCTGTGGTACCTTAACCAAGTAGATTCGTATAGCTCAGCGGCGTTGAATAGGCCATTCAATGTCTTGAAAGAGCAAACCTTGCCGCAAGGCGCTGATCAGTTGCTTGCAGCCGTTGCGCAGCACGTGCATAAAGATACTGGTGAGACCTTTAAGGCATTGCCGCCTATCATCCAGAACGCCATTGCTGCCATTAAGCAATTGTCAGGCCAACCGCCTACCGACCCCGCAACTCAAGCATTCATCCAAACCAGCATGGCCGAGACACAGCGCCGCGCTACCAAGGATCAAGCCGAGATGCAATTGGAAGCTGCTAAGCTTCAGCAGGACATGCAACTTGCAACTCAGAAACTCCAAGCCGATATGGCTAAGAATACTGAGAACAATCTTACGCAAGAAAGAATTAAGTCAGCGGACCTTACGCGCGATGCCGCTAACTTACAGTATGAGCAGGTTAAAACTGCTTTAGAAGCGCAGAATCTAATTCAACAAACTCTAGGAGCTCAAAATGGCTGATGAAGGCATTAACATGCACAAGCGCTTGGCAATGGGAATGGGTGAGTCCACAGCCATGGCCAAAGGCAAAAGCGTTATTCAAAAATACAAATCAGGCGGCAGTGTGATGTCTGAATCTCGCGTGGCAAACTTGCCCGCCAAAGGTTCAGCACCCCCACCACTCGCTCGTCCTGCTCCCGGCGCAGCCGGCAAAATTGCGACGATGAAAAAAGGCGGAGCCGCCAAAAAGATGTCTGGCTTTGCTGTAACCATCGCAATCCCCGTGAAGAAGTCTGCAGGTCGTGGCCGTTAAACATGGCAACGCTTGCAAATTTCATTGGTCTTATTAAGCAAAGGCAAGATCGAATTGCTGAATCCCTAGTTCAGGGAAACGCAGTCACATTCGAAGCCTACCAGCGCTTAGTCGGCCAGCACCAAGGCTTGGAGGAAGCCTTGCTTATCATTAACCAACTTTTAGAAGAGGAAAAAAATGTCGAATGACATTGAACAGACGCTTGCAGAAGCGTTCCCTACCATAGACCCTTTGATGGCACCGTATGGCGCAAGGATTCTTGTGCAGTTACGAGCAGTTAAAGAAAAAGTCTCATCTGCTGGAATTTTTATTCCGCAGGAAACTAAGGAGACCGAGAAGTGGAATACCCAAGTCGGTAAGATCATTTCAATCGGGCCTCTTGCTTTTAAGAAACGCGAATCCATGGAGCCTTGGCCTGAAGGCGCATGGGCACAGGTGGGCGACTTTGTTCGTGTACCTAAGTGGGGCGGTGATCGATGGGAGATTGATTTCAAAGACGAGCAAGGCGCTGAAGGCAAATGCCTTTTTACCTTCTTCAATGATCATGAACTCATTGGCAAAGTCACTGGCGACCCTCGTGATATTAAAGCTTTTATTTAAGCTTTGAAAGGATGATATATGAATGCAACTGAAAAGTTGGAAATGCAGGTTGACGAGACCAAAGATGGCTCGGCAATCGCGCAACTACCCGACGGAATGTCAAATCCCCAGTCTGACGACCAAGATGATGACGAAGATGGCGTATCTGAGGCATCAGGTGACACTGAGGGACCCGGAGACGACGGTGGTGAAGGTTCTACCACAGACGATCCGGAAAGAGAGGCCATTCGTGCCGCTCGACGTGATGAAAGAAGGCTTAAGAAGCAACTTCATCGTGAAAAAGCCCGTGAATCTAATCATTTGATCACGGCTCTGCGTAAGCAGAACTCACAAATGGCGGAGCGAGTAGCTCTTTTGGAGAAACGCACGTCTGGTGCTGAGTTGGCAAGGGTTGATAAGGCCATTGACGACGCGGGCACAAGGCTTGAGTACGCCAAGATGAAGCTACAAGAGGCTGTGAATGCTCGAAATGGTGAAGAAGTTACCAAGGCTCAACAGCTCTGGTACGATAGCCAACGACATTTAGAGTCTTTGCAGTCATTGCGTGAAACTGCTAACAAGCAGCTTACTCAGACTTCACAAAATATTAAGCTTCCCGATCCAATGGTCCAGAAAATGGCCTCTGATTGGATCGATAAGAATAAGTGGTATGACCCACAATTGAAGGATGCAGATTCTAAGATTGCTCAGACCATTGACGTGGCGTTGACCGAAGAAGGCTACGACCCAGCACTTCCCGACTACTGGGATGAGCTCGACGACAGATTGCAAAAATATTTACCACACCGATATAATTCGGGGTATAGTAATGGTACGAGAAACCAAAGACCGAGATCTGTTGTGACAAGTTCAGGACGTGATACCACTGCGACGACAAGGGCCAACGAATACATCGTTGATCCTAAGCGTGTTGCTGCCATTAAAGAGGCAGGCATGTGGGATAACATCGAGCAGCGAAACAAAATGATTCGCAAGTTCGCAGAATATGACAAACAACAGAAACGGAAATAATCATGGACGATCGTATTAAAAAGAACACCAACGCAGGACGTGAGAATCGTGCATCGCAAGATGATTCACGCGCTGCACCTGAAGAAAAATTTGTTTCTTCCGAGGAACGTCGTAGGATGTTCCGCTCGGAGTGGCTTCAAGAAGCGCTTCCGACCCCTCCCGAGATACCGGGATACCACCTATGCTGGTTGTCTTCTACCAACCAATATGACCCAATTCACAAGCGTATGCGACTGGGCTACGAACCAGTAAAAGCCGAAGAATTACCCGGCTTTGAGCATTTGAAAGTGAAAGCTGGCGAACACACAGGTTTTGTTGCTTGTAACGAGATGCTTTTGTATAAATTGCCTATGGACATTTATCAAGAGCTCATGTATGAACTTCATCATCTTGCTCCTATGGAAGAGCAACAGAAGATTAAGATTCAACAAGAACAATTGCTGGGTGAACGCGATAGCAATGGCAAGACATTGGTCACAATTGAAGGTAATGGCACAGGTTTCGATGCAAAAGTTAAACCCCGTCCTGTTTTTGAGTAAACATGACAAAGTTTTTATTTCAATCTTTGAAAGGACTCAATCATGAGTGCAACTAATGCGCCGTTTGGTCTTCGTCCCGCGTATCATCCCTCAGGGTTAGATCGCGCTGTGACGCTGGCTGACGGCATCGCTTCTGCCTATAACACGGCCATCTTAAAGGGTCAACCCGTAAAGTTGAACTCTTCAGGCAATATTGTCGTTGCTGCTGCTGGGGATGCATTCCAGGGCGCCTTTGCTGGCGTGCAGTTTACTGACAGTACAGGTCGTGCACGTGTATCTAACAATTGGCCTGCAAATACTGCGTATACTGCTGGCTCATGCGTTGCATACTATTACAACGATCCTAACATTGTGTATGAGATCCAAGCTGCTGGTTCGTTAGCGCAAACATCCGTGGGTGACATGGCTGATTTGAGCAACACCACTGCCGGTTCAACCACAACTGGTTTGTCTGCTTGCACCTTGTCAACCACATTGGTTGGCGCTGGTAATAGCGCGCAGATGTTGATCCGTGACTTGGCTCCGTACCCTGACAATGCTTGGGGCGATGCGTACACAATTGTTCGCGTAACTATCAACGAGTCGCAGTTCAATGCGTCCGTTCTTGCTGTTTAAAGGGGACTAAAAAATGGCCGCTCCAATGCGCAGTACCGACTTTCGTAGCATCGTCGAACCAATTCTTAATGAATGTTTCGACGGTGTCTACGATCAACGTTCGGACGAATGGTCCACGGTTTTCCGTGAACAACAAGGTATTCCACGTAACTACCACGAAGAGCCTGTCTTGTACGGCTTTGGTGCAGCACCTCAGTTGCCTGACGGCAGCCCTGTTGCTTACCAACAAGGTGGCGTGCTGTTCCTCAAGCGTTACCTCTACAATGTGTACGGCTTAGCCTTCGCGTTGACCAAGGTATTGGTTGAAGACGGCGACCACATCCGTATCGGTCAAGTTTACGCTAAGCATTTGGCCCAATCTTTGGTAGAAACCAAAGAGACATTGGCAGCCAACGTGTTGAACCAAGCGTTCAACTCAGCATATGCTGGCGGCGACGGCGTTCAGTTGAATGCTTCTACACACCCACTGGTTAGCGGTACAGCAAGCAATTTGCTGAACACAGCTGCTAACTTGAGCCAGACTTCTTTGGAGCAGATGCTGATCCAAGTTCGTCAAGCAGTGGACAACAACGGCAAGAAGATCCGCTTGCAACCCCTGAAGTTAGTGGTTGCTCCCGGTAACGTCTTCCAAGCTGAAGTTTTGCTGAAGAGCGTTCTTCGTGCTGGTACAGCCAACAACGACATCAACCCAATTAAGTCTATTGGTTTGATGCCTGAAGGTGCTTCAGTTATCTCTCGTTTGACATCTGCCACAGCTTGGTGGGTTCAGACTGATGCCCCTGAAGGCATGAAGTTGATGATGCGCCGTGGCTTGGAAAAGACCATGGAAGGCGACTTTGAGACCGACTCAATGCGTTATAAGGCCACCGAGCGTTATGACATTGGTTGGACTGACTGGCGCTCAATGTACGGTACTCCCGGCGTCTAAACCCAAGTGGGGGCTTCTGCCCCTACGTATTAAGGAGAAAAGACAATGGCACAAACCTATTTTGGTTCTACCCTGCGCGCAGGTTCTGGTTCTTTGACTGACACTGTTGACGGCGGTTTCGTCGTCATGTCTCAGACAACTACTGTTACAACCGCCGCCGCAGGTACTGCTACTAGCGCAACTCTGACTCTCCCTGCTTCATCACAAATCATTAGCTTTTTTGCTGACATGGTTGTGAATGAGGCGGTGGGTGGCGGAACAGCTACAGCAATTGCAATGACCGTTGGAACAGCCGCCGCAGGTACACAATACGTGTCTTCGACTGATGTGTTCGCTGGTGGTCGTATTGCTTTAACTTTTACAGCCGCGCAGTTGCTTGCAATGAGCGACATTGGTACTAATACCTCTGTTGTTGTTACGCTTGACCCTGATGGCACGATCAGCACAACTCAAGGTGTTATTCGCCTGACCGTTGTGTATGCTCAGAAAGTTTAAGGAGCACGATCATGGGTCAATTTAAACCAATGCCTAAGATGAAAACCACTGAGCCTTCAGTTGAGCTAAAGCTCAAAAAAGGCGGTGCAGTAGCTAAAAAGGGTATTATTCCTGAAAGCGCTTCTGCACGTGGCGCCCCTATGGCAGCTCGTCGTGGTATGGCTCCTGCCATGCCTTCACGCGGTATCGGTATGGGTGGTATTCCTACAAAAATGGAAACCGGCCCAATGCCAATGATGCGTAAAAAAGGCGGTGAGGTTGAGTCTCCTAAGATGCACAAAGCTGAGATGTCAGCTATTAAAGGCATTAAGGGCGACATTAAGTCTCATGCTGCTAAGCCTGCGTCTAAAGCTCATAAAGGTCTGAAAACTGGTGGAGTAATTGAGAAGTACGCTACAGGTGGCGTAATTCAAAAGTACAAAACTGGTGGTAAGATGAAAAAAGCTTACGGCGGTTCTTGCTAATCAAGGTCGGGGCTTCGGCCCCTTCCTTTTAATTTATTTTGGAGAGCCGTATGGCAACCGTAATTTCATCTATTTCGCGTCAAGGCGCATATGAACCGTTCGAGTTGCAGGTCTCTCGCGGTCA